TGCTCTCTTTACCATTGAGAATACCTCCCCTTGTTGCCACATCAACCCGTGATGTGGCTCAATTTTAAATTTAGAAATTTGAAAAAATCAATTCACTCTCACGAGCTTCTTGTTTCCGGATAGCCGTTCAAAGCACACCGGAATAGTATAGAACAATTAAAACTCAAATAACAGGGGCTTTAACCCTACAGCGTCCTTTTCGCTGGCAACATTAGTTAAACATAAAAAGAAAAATTCTCTGTGAAGGAACCCGGACTCGAACCGGGATGACAGATTACCTATGTATGACTTTCTTCAATCTATCTGCATACTTGCGTCTACCAATTCCGCCATTCCTTCAGGTCGTAGCCAGACGCTTCCGGCTACATTGATTGAATTGTTATTGATACAAACATAATTTTCCCCCTCACGGGTTACTTAACTCTGATTGAGTTGAGCCGGGAAACGGATTCGAACCGCTGACCTCATGTAGAAACATGCGCTCTAACCAACTGGACTATCCCGGCAGATGCCCGGCGAACCGGGCTAAATAAACATGACAAATACTAAAATTAAGCAATGCAGACCTTCACAGGCTATCTTTATTTTGTTTCCTATCTTCGTAGTATCGAAAACAGATATAATTCACTGATACGACAGTCACCAATACAAAAGCAGCAATAAATTCTTTCTTGCTAACTTCAATGCTATCTATAAGATACAGTGTTGTCCATAAGGCAATGAACATCATGGCATACTGTATCACTTTAATCTTTTTCATTTCTTCCGTTTTTTAGATTTAACTTTCCTTCCCGCACATCGGCAATGAAGTAATACTTGAGCAGCATTACAATGCCACTTGCCGTTTTGGACATTAGTGGGCTTATCACTTTCAATCTTACCCGCTTCTATAAGATTCATCAATTTCTTTTCCCCACCCACATAATACGCAGACTTATCTTTTCCAAACGTTTCTGTAGAAAACAGACGGAGAATATTATCTAGCAATATTTCAGCCATTTCACCTCTGATCATCTCAACAAGCAAGGTAGTTATGCAATTCTGGTTACTATAAACTGCATATTTTTTACATCTGACTTTGTTTTCCAAGCCATTCCTTCAGCTTTTTCTTTATAAAGCCGAGCATTCAATGTATTAGTTACAGACGGTTTCTGAACGATAGGAAATACTTCTATTGCACCAACATCCATACTCCGTAATACATCAATTACGTTACGTCTCTGAATATCCTTTTCCATACAATCTAATTTTAAATTAAACATTGAAGCGATGAGCGGATTCGAACCGCCGACCTCTGCTTGTGGTGCTCTTCCGTTAAGCTAAGAGTATTTCTTGAGAGACTCGAACTCTCAACCATCCACCACACACAGCGCTCTAACCTGCCTGAGCTACATCACCTTTATATACATAAAGCAAATACCTCGATTTGCCGACAAACGTCTAACTGATTTAGTTTTACAACGATACGGCTTGACCATTAACCACAGCATTATATCGTTGAGAAGCCCGCCTACGTCAGTAATCCCTTTCGGCACGTGTCGGCTTCCAAAACACCATTTTACCAATATGTCAAAGAACTCTTCTCTGTTGTTCCCAGTCTCCCTTCAAGGGCAGGCTCAAAGACCGGACTGGGTACCGGATAACCGGCGGTTTGGTTTGACTTTAGTGAGGGTTAGAGAATACTTTGGTTGTTCTTCAAAACTATGTCCATTAAGTTTCGTTGCGATTCAATAAATTTCTTCAAATCATCACATTGGGAAACTTTCTCTCTATAAAATCCACGTTCTGATT